GCTCGCTCTTTGTAGATTTGCCTGACCCGCTCGCTCCGTTGAACTCTTAAGACAAGCCCTGTCCTTTGAGTTAGCTCCGATAGCCGTGCAGATAGGGCGGCTCTTGTGTATGGGCGGTTTGTGTTTGGGTTAAGGTAGCGTTTGGCAATGCTCGTTAGGCTGTCTGGGCTTCGGTTAGTTGCTAGGGCTAGGAGGGCTTCGTCCAAAGTGTCGTCCCTTTTTGTGCGTAGCATTGGGCTATCGCCCTCCGTCTTGATCGTCTCCTCTATGATTTGAGCCGTTGCCCTTGCCAGTTCATCCAAATTCATGGCTGGGTTTTGGGCTTTGAGGTGCGCCAGCCTTTCCCTAACCACATCCTCCAGCTTGTCCACTTGGTCGGCCATGTCGACCGTGTAGCTTGCGGCGATGCTGTCCGCTGGGTCTTGGCCGTCAGTTCTCATCGGCTCCTTTTGCCCAAATCCAATGGCTGTGTTTGCTTGGCCTGATGATTTTGCCCTGCTTTTCTAGCCATCTGGCGTGGTATTGGATCACAGGCTGTTCCATCTTGATAGCCTTTGCGATCACCGCCGTTGGGATGGCGTTCAGCAAGAGCCTTTCGATTACTTGCCTTAGCATTTTGATCCGTTCCTGTGACCGCCCTCCCTTCGTGATCTTGCGAAGCTCGGAGTTGTCCGGGCATAGCTCAATCAAAAGCCTCTCTGCTCTTAACTGATCGGACTCGATTGGGGCGGTCTCCATTAGGATTTCTTTAGGCTGTGTTTATTTTATGTCAAAGGCTGGTCGAATCTTGTTCAAAGATAGTATTGGGCAACCTTCTTGCCGTTCTCCGTCTGGATGTCCCGGCTTTGGATGGTCATCCCCGCCTTTTTCAAGTCATGGATGCGAGAGGCAAGCCGGAAGATTCCGTAAAGCCTCAACGCTTCCAATGCCGTGATCGGTTTCCCGCTTTGTAAATGCAACAAAACTTGTTGGCATTGTTTGGAACCGATGGGCTTATTTGGGTGGTGAGTTCCAGATGGCTCCACGAAGTCCATGGTTAGTTGGGATGCAAAATGGAAGCTCATATTTTGCGGCTCTTTCTTTTGGTTGGGTAGTTATGCCGTGCCTGTTTGCTTGGCTCCCATCCCTGCTTTTTGGCGTGGCAGATTGAGGCATGGTCGCAACCCCAAGCCCTAGCGATAACCGTCATTGGGATTCCGGCCTCGTATTGAGCCTTCCACAATGCCCAACGCTTCTGGACGACTTCAACCTTGCGATTCTTGCACTTTCCAAATTTGCCCCTTAAAACCCTTAATTCGTGCGGAACGATGATTTGCGGCAAGTCTATCGGTTCGGCGGTCTTAGCCCTTTCTAGGCCCAAATGCGCTTCAATTTGGCCTATTCTGGAGCAAAGCGGTGCAAGGTAGGCTTTCACCGGGTCGGCTTCCTTGGCGTTCCGCATGATTTGAAGGCTCAATTCAATGCTATTGATCCGTTCCTCAAGCTCTTGGATTCTCTTTGGCAGAGTGACCGCCTTTTCAAATTCCATTGCTTGATCGGCCAGCGATTTGTATTCGGGTTGGATTTTGCGATATGGCACAAAACCACGATCCACAGTTCTTTCAAATGATTTAAGTAGGCTCACGATGGGAACCCTGCTTTCTGCCAATCGTAGTATGAGGCAAAGCCCATCCGCCGATAGAGCGGAGCAGACTCGCACGATGATTTTGGTTGCGGTTTTGGTTGCATTGTGTGGTTCCCTTTCTGGTTTGTGGTTTGGTTCCTTCTGAAACAATTCCTTGCGGCGGCTTGCCAGTCCTTAACAGGCGCACGGCCTCCGACCTTCCATCCGTTGCTTTCATAGTGGTCGAAGGCTCCTTGAACATCTTTGCCAATCCATCCGATGCTCTTTGCGTAATCCGACCATTGCGAAAGCGTGGGGCGCACTTGCGCCCTCTCTCTATTATTCTGGCCTCTAGCTTCTGTAGCTTCTAGCTTCTGCGGCGTTACATTGCCGTTACAAGAGCGTTTCATTTGCGTTACAGGAGGCGTTACATCGGCGTTACGCCAACGCAAAATCCTTTCCCTATTAGACTTACGGCCACGCTCATCTTTCACCATTCTGCGTGAAAATATGCAATCTTCCTCAACTGAATAGACCCCAGCTTGTGCCAACTCAACAAGCAAGCCGCTGGTCGTTTCAAGACTTTCTCCGAAGATTCTAGCTATATGCTCTGCCCCCATTGGGCTATCTCCAGCCATAAGATAGCCATGTCTTTTGGACTTTGCCATGAGGCAAATCATATCGACCCAAAGCCCTCTTGCCGCCGGGGAGCAACCCCGAAGGGCTTCATCCGAAAGCCAATCAGCCGGATAAAATTTAAGCCAAGGCAACTTCACTTTTTACCGCTCTCCAAGTCACGCTTCTGGTATTTCTTAGCTCGATCCAAAAGCTCCTTTGCCATCACCTCTGCCAAGTCTGCATGAGCCAAGATGTCCTTGTAGTTTTTTTCCTGTGCATGGCTCCAATCTTTTCTCATATCCTTAAGCCTTGCTGTGGTGTATCGAAGCAGTTGCTTTAAGTATGTAAGCCTTTTAACGCTCATTTATTTAGCATCCTTTCCAACTTGTCCCACGCCCAGCCAGCGAGAAGCGCCAAGCCTACCAACCCTGCGAATATAAATCCCACAGCTAGGCCAATGAGAACCATCAATTTCCCAAGTTCTAGTAATGTTTCTTGCATAAATCTCCCTATGAGATAGGAGCCTTCGGCCACGGCGACCAACAACGAACCGAACCAGCTCTTGTCCAGTTGTCCATATAAAATTGCCCGCGGTGGAAGCGAGCCACCATAACGCTGATTCCAATAACAACAAGGCATCTATCATTTTCCTGCGGCTTATCATCTGTGTCCCTCCATTCAATTAGTCCGAATTTTGTTTTCGGAACTTCTATGTTAATATTTTGCATTTGGCATTCTACGAATGGCAGTTGCCACATCGTTCAGTAGGTCTTTGCGAACTTGATCCTCCTCGGAGTCGGCCATCTGCTGAACCAACTCCGCACAGGCTTCTCGCTCTTTCTTCGCCACGGTATTTGCCAGCGAAGCCAAAGACCTATCAATTTGGGTTAGGGCAGATTCAGAAGGGGATGTCATCTTTTTTATCCTCATCAATTACTGCCTTAATAACCGCCCGAAGCTGGACATCCTTTTTGTAGGGCTGTCCGTCTGGGGCGTTCTTCATTGGCTGTTCCATCAACCACATTAACCAACCGAAACCTTCGGATGATCTGGCGATCTGGCGCACGGTCTGGCCCTTGTATTTGCCAAACCCAACGACCATATCCTTAATCTCGGAGTCCTTGGTTTTCTTTTCCTCAACCAGCTTTGCCGTTATCTCTTTGATCTCTGCCTTCGAAGGCTCTTCGTATTTCTCGGTATTGAGTTGCTTGGCATCTTCAAAGCCACCGAAGGGAACTTCTTCCGCTGGGGTGGTTGAGAGGTTGCGGTCGATCAATACAACGACATGGGCGAAGGCCGAGCGGCAAGCCCGACTGATCGCCCTTGTCTGGCACATTGCCCGCTGTGCATAGGTCGGACGCTTTGCCCACATATCCTCATCGAAGCCAAGGAATCCCTCGGCGGTTGCGATTGTTTGGCCGTTGTCCATTCGGCGAACTTCGCCAATGCACTTCCAGCCTTCATCGGTGCGCTCGACATCCCTTGCCGAAGCTACGCATCCATGGGCAACTGCGATGGATTGCCAGCCCTCTACCCGAACATAGTCACGATTGCCAATCCGTTGTGCCGTGGCCTTGACGATTTCTCGGCAAGCCCCCGCAACATCAGTCGCCTGTCGGATATGTTGGGCAACTCCGTTGTTAATTGTTGCTAATTGTGTTTCGCTCATTGTGTGGTTCCTTTCTTTTTTGGTTTACTCGTTAGGAAGTCTTTGGCGGTTGTTATGGAAGGCGATCTCCAAATTTTCTTTGCGGTATTCCCAATAGCCGGGAAGCCCGCCGATGAATGATGGCTCATAAGGAACCTTGTTCATTATGCAAAAATATTCCCGATCTAGTTCCTTCTTTAATCTTTTAAAGTGGCCTTGCGGATTCTCGTGTGCCCAGCCGTTGTAGGTCTTGAGCCATTCCACATTCTCGGACTGTTCCTGTTCGGCATCGGTAGCCTTGCGACCATCCGACATATCCTCGACCCTTAAGACCCTTTCCCTCCAATCCACGAAGGATTGATGGCGCATATCGTCTGCCTCTTTCTGGTATTCCTCAAAGAAGCTAGCCATTTTGAGCCTCCCTCTTTAGGCGCAAATAAGAATCCGATCCACCCCTATAAATTGTTTCGATGATAGGGGTAAGCCATTTGGCCGTGACTTGGTGGGCTGGGATTCTAAAAAGCAAGATGCCACGCTCCGAAAGGGCATTATATTTTTCCATATCGGCCATAAAGCCGGAGCCTCTTGTATGTCTGCCCTTTGTCCATACCGAACCCTCCACTTCGATTGCAACGCCAGAGTCATGCCAATAATCAATCCTCCAGCGGCGAGTGGGGTGGAATTTGTATTCCGCTGTGAGCTTCGGGCCGTTCAATGCCCGCCAGACAATTTCAAACTTACTCAATTTCGCATCTCCCAAATTGAAGGGTTGCGGCTTCTGGATTCGGCTTGCTTGGTTTCATCGGTCGCCTTCTCCAGACGATCAAGCTCTTCTGCCACCATCAAATAGAATCTGCGCCGCTCATAATCCCTTTGCTCTAAATATTTGCAAAGCTCTTTGGCTCCGAAATAGGCGAACAGGCAAAGGAAAATTAAAATGGCTTCGATCATAGAATCCTCCACTTGTGCCAATCGAGGGAGCAGTAAGAAGGATTGCTGACAAAGGGATAGCGGTCGTCCTTCTTCATCACAAACCCTTCCCAAACCAGCCCGCCACGATTCTGGAAATTCATCTCCTCCCAAATCGCTTTAAGCTTTTTGTGATTAAGGCGGGGCATCCGTAGCAGGGCGTTTTGTTTTAGTTCAAAGGATGCGGGTTCGACCTCCTCAAACTCCTTGACCCTCTGAGCATAGGGCTTGGGGTTGTCGGGATCAAAAGCGTCAATAACGATGATGGTTCCAATGCCCCTCTTCTCCCGCATGCCCATTATCTCACAGTCGATAAAGCGTGACTTAATCCCGGCAGTTGCCAAACGCTCCAACATCAGCGGAGCGTTGGATGCGATCTTGCCGTGTCGGTTGTAGGCCAAGCCTTCTTTTTGATCAAACCAACCTCTCCATCCATTCGCCTTTGGTTCGATTGCCCATCCCTCATAAGCCTCCGACCAAGGGGCATCAGCGGCTCCGACTGGTCTTGCGGGGTAATAGGATTTCATTAGTTGGGTTGTAGGATTTCTGGGTATTGCTGTAAAGTTTTATTTGGTCAGTAAAAGCTCCAGCCAATCCCCAAGAGATAGGCCAACGAGGATTCCGACCATTACGGCTATGTAGATTTTGAATGCTTGGTTCATATTGGGATTTTATTTCTTGGGTTAGGATTTGTAATAGGTTGAAGGAACAAGAACCTCGGAGCTACCGTCACTATGACAAACTCGAAGCTCAAATTCTGCTCCATCAAGATTAAGTTCTGCCTCCCTGAGAGTGGAATAGGATTGGCTTTGGCAGTTCTTATGGTTAATAACTACGAAGGCTGTCTTAGGGTTGTCTAGGATTTGCATATTAGGATTTCCTTTCTTGGTTGGTTAGACGGAAATTGCGTTAATAGCTTTGGCTAATTCAATCCGAACAATATTTTTTCCTTTGCCATAAGGGGGGAAAGGCATCGCCATAATTTTTGAGGGAATCCTTGCCCTAACAATTCCCTCTTCAACTGAAATAATTTTAAGGTTGCATTTAACCGTCTGAAAAAGATGGTTAAATTGAAACCTAATATATTTGCCCACCAGATTGCCCGCTTGAACCGGGGCTTGTTCGGTTGTGGTTCCGTTGTTCATCATGGAGCCAGCTTAAGGTATCTTAAACCTTTGTAAAGGTTTTTCTTCAGTTATTTCTCTTTGACTATCAACGACTTACGCCTTCCCGCTGATTTTGTAATGGGTGATTGCGGATATTCTGCGACCAGAAAGATCGAAAATTCGGAAGTCTTTTTTGAGCAGAAAACCAGCCTCGACCATTTGGTTAATCAGCTTATTGCAACTGCCGCCTGTATGCTTGGCATTAAATCCCATGGCCTTCAAAGCCGCATCGGTGCGAAGCCATCCACTAGGAACTTCTTCCTGTTGCCTCTCCAGATATTTTTTTAGGGTCTGTGCCCACTCGCCTTTGAAGCCTATCTTGTTCCAGCTTTTATTGTAATGCGGCTTCATACAGGGAACCTCCACTCTCCATCGCTGGTCGGGGATAGAACATTCACGATGCAGTTCTTTTCGTTGTATTCTCCCCACGCAATGCCGTGTTGCCATCTGGTAATCGAACGATTGCGTCTTGCGTAGTGCATCGAATCCACATTTGCCAAGCATCCAATCGTCCAACCTACAGGCGCACCCACCGATCTTCCGGCGGCTCGATCCACCCGGTGAAGATGCCCGATGACGATTGGCTTCTTCATCATTTCGCAATGGTCGCGCACGGCGTTCTCATTGAACATCCAGCCATGGCCGAACATTGTTCCGCCAAACTCCCTCCAGCCTTTCACAATATCATATTGGACGATCTCTGCCTTGATGTCTTTGCAAAGCTGATGAATGTCCGCAAGGCAAGAGGTGGCGCAGTGGGCTAGAATTGCATTGGGAGAATACTGGTGTTCGTAAGCTCGATGCTCGTGGTTGCCTATGAAAAAAACATTTGGCTCTAAAAGCTGTAAAAAGTTTATGCCCGCGCGGAAGTCCTCGGTGATGCTTGCGGCCCTATCCGCAGAATCGGGAGAGCGCATCGCTCCAGCCCGAAAAGCGGCCAAGTCGATTGCGTCCCCAAGATGGAGGATAAGGTCGGGCTTCCAGCGTTTCTTAAATTCTAAAGCCGCCTTGGTTGCCTTCGCATCGGCCAAGTGGCCGTGAGAGCAGGAGACAGCCATAAACTTTTTCCACTTGGTCATTTTTCATGGCCAGTAATTGTGAACCAAATGGCTCTACAATTTTCTCTGGCAGTAGTGGCACAAACAGAATCGTCATTCATGCCCTCGTGGGCAAGCTCCATTATGATTCTCATGCTTTGCCTCAACGATAAAAGGTAGGTGATTTGGTCTGTGGCTTCCTCAATGCCATTCTCAACCTGTCTGGCCGCAGGCATTGACCAGAGGCTACCTCCATGATTTTTCTGCCCTGCCCTATATTTTCGATCCAGCAAATCACAAGTGGCTAATTTTATCTGCTCAAGGTGGGCTTCGTGCGCCGCAGTCATTTCGTTGTTGGACTTGAGCACAACCTTGTTCGCTGTCATTTGATTAACGACTAGACCACGAATTCTTTTTTGAAACAATTTTCTTAGCGGGTTTTGGGTTATTCACTTGTTCTTTTTGCGGTGACACAAGCTCCCGCCATCCCGAGACGCTGGCATCTTCTAGGTGAGGCTCCTCCCAATCGAGCCTTCGCAAACCCCCCACGCTCTCGGCAATTTTGTGGGCGATGGCATAAGTCTCGTTATCATCCCAACCAGCGATGAAGGAGCCTGTCGCAGTCTCGACCAGCGGAACAAAATCAATTGCCCTTTTATAGCAATGCATGGACTGGCATTCTGGGTAGCCTCTTGCATTTGTCACTTTTGGCCCCAGATGTCCCGGCACTCTCCCCTTTTTGTATAGCTCCTCTTGCTCCTCTGCCGTCCGTGTAGAGCAATAGACTAGAACATAAACCTTCTTAGCCCAGCACTCGGAAAACCACTTGGCTACCTTCTTCTGGAACTTCGGCTCAAGGCTCTTTATGTGGCCTTCAGAGCGTTCTAAAGCCTGTTTAAGCGTCATTTGTTTTCCGCCCTAGCCCTCCACCTTTCCCCTTCGGCGATGGCGTTGGAAAGCTCTACAAGGGCTTTTGAATACTGCTCCCGCAGTTTGTTATTGAATATCTTGGTCTCTTGTTCCACCCTATCCCACTCCATCATTAGGTGCAGAATGTCGGAGGAGGTGGGGTAAGAGTAGGTAATTTCTTGGGTGGTAGTGGCGCAACCACTAATCCCGATCAACCCACCAGCTAGTCCCGCCCACGCCACGAACCCAACCATCAATCGCTTTTTTGCGTTTATCATTCCTTGCCTCTATCTCCTCATCGCCCTTTTGCAAGCGCGTCTTTGCCCTGTTCTTTAACCACCATACCCAACCGCCCAACAATGCCCCTGCGACTGCAAGGACTCCCTCGATCATTTTCTGCTAAACTTGCTGAGAAAATCAACCACGGCCTGTAAGCTTTTCTCGGGCTGTTCGCCGGGGACTAACTGAGCAATGGCGATGACCGCCCCAAGAAGGGCCGTGATTGCTCCAAGCCAAGCGAAAATATCCGTCCCCTGAAACAGATTGATAATGGTTTCCATGTAATTTTGTTTATGTCAAGAGTTTTGACGGTTGGTTAAAATGCTAATTGCCATGCTTCCGGAAACTTGGGAGTCTGGAATTTGAGAAACATTCGTTCCAATTCCCTCAATTTTTGATCCGTCAAGAAATTGAAATTCGACAGTTCCTGAGCCCCCTATATTTGGTTCTGTATATGGGAAGCCCCCCGCACTCATAACCCCGATTCTGGCTACGACTAGGGGATAGTATAAATCTTTATACTTTCTTATTCTATAAAGAGTGCCTGCCAAGGTTCTGTGGGTAACAATGCCAAGAGAAAGCTCATTTTGCGAAACCCGTGCTCCATTATCATCAGTAACGATACCCTCCCTTGTTTGACCTGTCCCGCTGTTGGTACACAAAATCTCACTCATTTTATCTTTAAGCCCCCATGTGTTTTGATTGATTTGGTTATCCCCGGTGTGTTGTGTTGTTGTATTAAGCACCGACCAGAAAGAAGTTCCTTCAAGATTATAAACTTGCCCGATCCAGTATAATTCCATTGCCTGTTTTAAGGAACAAGCAAAATTATATGGCTTTACAGGAGCAAATATTGGGTCGTGAATTATTGTCAGGGGATCAACATCAGAATCCTCCCAGCAGAAAGTCCCGGGGAACAGGCTTGGGGTTAAAAATGCCATTTGATGAGGCCAGCCGCCTGCAAAAGGATTTCTTTGGGGGCTTAATAGCCTATGACGGTGATTCGATAGGTGGCCGTGGCTGGAGTTTTGCCACTATTTGTTGCATTGATGCAATCAACCTCTAACCCATTTGCAGTTGTAACGTGGCCGTTGAATGAAAGACCATCGGGATTGCTGGCTGGCAAACCAAGCAAAACTATATCATTGATTTGGCATCCAGTAACAACAACGCTCACAGAGTTTGTGTTGTTTGCCCCGACTGTCCCAAAATAAATAGATGCGGTTGTGGTTAATGTTTTTATTGATCCCGGTAAAATTCCATAAGTTACAGAAGAGGGGATAAGGCCAAGGGAAATAACATTTGAAACCACATTGGCTTGGGTTGGTTGCGTGAACGAGATAATGCCGCTTTTTGTTATGGAGTTGGCTATATTTATCCCAGAGCCTTGTGCTGTTGGGGAGGTTCCGAAGAATCCCAAATTCCCAGAGACGGCCATCCCGCCCCCAAAACTAACAGCCCCGCCAACGGTCAATGTTGAATTAACATAAAGCGGGTATGAAGAAATTGTGACCCCGGAGCCAGAAAGATCAAGAGCACCATTGCCGAACAACGACTGCTCGTAATCAACAACGATTGTTCCGCTTGAGTTTTTTAGCCTTCTATTTGTGGCATCTACATTCGCCGTGGAGTCTTCAACATATTGAGCCGCAATTTCAGTTGCCGTTAGGTAAGCCGCTTGGTTGGCCGGAACCGCAGAGCCAGTAACAATAAGGTCGTTTTGATTAAATGTTACTGCGGTTGAGAGGACTGTTTGAGGCTTTCCTCCATCCGATATTTCAATCTCTAAACTTAACCCGGTAACTCCAGAGTTTAGAAAGTTCTCAATCTGTGCCGTATTGAAAGTTACCGTAGCTGTTTTATACGGCGGGCGGAACAGTGCAGAGTCATTTACAAGAAATGCCGTGGCAATGTTTGTCTGTGATAGGTTTCCAACAAAGGCAATACCAAATTTCCCATTTGCGCCAGAAACCCTAACATTGGGCTGGCTGACCCCGCTTACATCTAAGTATTCGCCGATAGATGTTAGCTTGGCAAGCTCTGTCTGTATTTGTTCGGCGGTGGCATTGTAGGCAATTCCAGCGGTCTGATTGCCGAAAAGAAGGTTGTATTGCCCTGCATAAACATTGTCGTCAATTTCTAGGGAATATGTCTCACTTTGTGTCGCTGATCCCTGCTGTGCAAGTGAAAGAGTTGCGCCGCCTGTGGTTTGAGAGTTTGCCCAAACATCTTGAAATACTGCGGGGCTTTGAATAAGGCGGACAATTTGCCTTAAAGCAACCCCGGCTGTTGCGCTCCTTGTCGTGTTGATGATAACAGAAGATGCCGGATATAGGGAAAAGGAGTCCCCCCCAAGGCCAGCCGTTGTCCCCGCAAAAACCCCTAGCGTTGTTGCTGTAATTTGATAGGCAGAATTGACCCCTGCAACCGTTGTGACTGATGCCGAAATTGCGTTGGCAATCGCTGTTTGGATAGAGGCCGCAGAAGCATTATAGCTGATGGCTGATGATGTTACTCCATTAAAGGTTAGCTTAAATTCTCCATCTGTGGGAGTGGCCGCATTAACCCCAATTCCAAACTTTATTGCTGAGTTTTGAAAGTTTAGATAATCATATTCAATGCCATTGTATTTAAGAAAGCCTATTTCAAAATTAGGCGCATCGCCTCGGTCTAATCTTGGAAGAGTTGAGGTTCCGCCAAAGCGATTTGCTAAAAGCTGTTTAGCATCAACATCAATTAGAAGTGTAAAAACATTCATCCTATGATCTATCTTCTTGTTGTGTCAATCTGAAGATATGACAATGGTTGATTTTTATCATAAAACCCAAGAGGCCTGGTTGTAACGGCAATAAACATTACTTGCCCGGTATATGTATTAAGCGGATCATTTTTTAATACAGTAATCTCATCGGGTTCTCCGTTTGAGCATACATTTAGTGTTACAGAAGAATATAAAAGATATTGGCAAGTTACCCCATTAACCATTCCAATTTTTGCGCCCTCGTCTGTTCGAGTGATTGAAATTCCTCTTCCCGCAAGCGGGGTTCTTGTCTTTACAGAATCTTCCAATTCGTGCAAATACTTAATAGTTAGAACAGAGCCATCATCAAAACTAGGAACAGCCCCTTTTATTTTTTCACCTTCTCTCATAGAGGCAAGAATCCTTTTGTTGCTGTGGCTCTAACACGCCAAAGCCCCCCTGCCTTTTCTATTGAAGACCCGGTAATCTTAACATCGCTTATGTTAATTTGCTTCCCACCATTAACATTTGATGGCCTATTTTGTAGAATTTCAACACTCATCGAGCTTACAATTTGAATTGCTATTCCCCTTGCTGACCCATCGCTTGCAGAGCCGGAATTTGTGGTAACGGTTACAGAAGGGGAAAGCCATTGTAGTTTATACTGAACTTGGACTTGTGCCAATGGCAAGGTTATAAGACCGGGTTCAACACTTTCGTTATATGAATATGATGCCTCACTATAATAAATAGAGGACGGCGTGCCACCTTCTGCTGAAATTTTTAATCTCTGTAATCCATCAACAATGTTTTCAACATTTCTTCTAACAACCCTAAACGATCCAGATGGCTGACCCGGAACGCCGCTTATAGACGAATCTAATAAATAAAGTCCAGAAACAGAGCGTCCCACCACACTAAACTGAAAAGCCGTGATTCCATCTCTCCCATTATCGGAAATAATTTCTGGCTCAAACTCCGCACTATTTCCGCCTATGATTGTTGCGCTCATAAATTATTGTGGAACTGCGGACGGGATTTTCTTTGAAAGATCATCAATGGATTTTTTTAAGGACTCAAAAACTCCACCAAATGATTCCTTTGGCCCCATCCCCCTAGTTCCTTTCTGCGCCCTACCACCAGCCGCAACCATCTCTGGGCTTATCCCGGCCTCTTGCGCCATAACCTTTTGCGCCATTGACGGCATTTCTGCCGCCGCTTGCTGGGCCGCAAGTCTTTTTCTAATATCTTGCTTCGTTAGCGTAATCCCTTCTTCTGCGCTCGCCTTTTTTGCGAGATCGGCAAGAGTGGCCTCACGCAATCTAAAATTCTCCCTAGTTGTTTCGATTTGTTGCCTTTTTCTGGCCGCCGCCAATGCCGATTCTCCCGGCCTTCCCTGCAATAAGAACTGCGCTCCTTCGCTCCCTCTCTGGAATCTTTCTTGCTGTGTCTTCGAGGCTTCTGATGCCGCTCTTTTTTCCTCTGCGGTTTGGAGTTTTAATAGTGCAAGTCTTTTTTGCTGAACATCAAGATTGGCTTGTGCCAAATCGTTCCTTAACTTTTCAATCAATGCCCCGCTTTGAAGGGCTTGGTTTGATCTAAAAATTGCCTCTATTTGATATTGAATTTCCCTTGTAGTTAAAATTGCAACCGCCAAGTCCTCCTTGGCATTGGCAACTCCGGCCTGCCTTCCTTCCCTAACCTCATCTGTTGAGTTGGAAATTTTTCTTAATGCGGAGGCTGTTTTTTCTGAATTTAACCTGTCTTGGCTCGCTCTTGTTATTTCAGCTTCTTTTTGCCTTGCCCTTAATAATTGTTCTTGCGCGCCAAGGTTTTGTCTTGCCGCCTCAATTGCTTTTCTTGTGTCCTCAACCCCAAAAACATTAAGCCCGGTAAGCTTTTCAAAGCCGCCAAGGATTCCAGCCAGCGGCCCAAGTTGTGTTATTTTCCCCCTTAGCCCATCAATAATATCTTTTGTTTGCTCAAGTCCCTTTTGAGCTTCCTCTACGCTTTTACTTTTAAAGCTTACCTCAAAAGCATCTGATAGGGATTTCTGGGCCTGAAAATAATCCGTGGCATTTCTTTTAACGGCCTCCCCAAATCTGTTCAAAGCGGTTGCCGCCCCTGCCCCAAGGATTCCAGCCCCCCCAAATCTGCTTAAGGCTCTTAGGCTTGTGCCAAAAACAGAAGCGGCGGAATTGGCTTTAAGGAAAGATGATACTAGGCTTGCCGTAGATTTCCCAGCCTGATCGAAGCTTCTTGAAGTTGCCTTAGCCTCTCTCTGGATGCCTTTAAGAACGGCAGTCCCCTTCCGTCCATCAATCTCAATCTCTCCTCTTAATACAAAGGCCATGCTATCTATTCACCTTGTTAAGAGCCTCTTGTTCCTTGCGCTCTATATATGGGATCATATCTAATTGTTCTTGCTTCAAGGCATCTTGCAAAGCCCTTTGGCCTATTTTCCCGGCCCCCTTTGCGGCGTTTACAAATATGGCTTTTACCTTATCCCCTGCTTGAATTGCCTCAATTCCAAAGCCTTGCCCAGCGCTTCCCTTTAATGTCTTAAAGAACTTATCTAATCCTCCCGCAATCTTTATTGTCTGGCCTTTGGCAAGCTGAGAAAAATGCCGAAAGGCTGGCAACCATCCGGCGGCTATATAACCAGAGGACGATCTGGCCCTTTTTACAAATCTTTGGTAAAATGCGCTGGCAGTTCCTCCACTATTGCCCCTGCCCGGCCCTGCAAAATTCTTTGGAAACTTGGAATAGAATCCCATTCTCTTACCCCTTTGAAGCCTAAAGTTTGCGATGGCAAAGGCTTCTGCCTTGCCCATATACCCAACCGTTGATTTGCCTTGCGTGGTTCTTCCCCCTTTGCCAAGGGCAACTGATTCGCCCTTTCTTTTCGTCACCTTCACATAAGAGGCCATCACGGTTTCAATAGCCTTCATATCCCTAACGATTTGATCTGGGCTTGCCCTAGGAGTAAGATTTGCCGCCCTAGCACAAATATTTGCCGCTCTTCGGTTTAATTCATTTACTCTGTCCCTGCGGGAAAGCTCTAGATATTTGTCTATTGTCTGATTGAACTCGGTTGCGTCTAATTTAAATAAGGTTGCCATATTTAGCCTAAAAGATTGTCTATGATTTTATCTGCGTTCTTGGTCGGCCTTCTAACATCTATTCCCTTGTTAATTAAGATGGCGTGTTCTAGCTGAAATAATTCCGACTCGCCCATCTCCCATAGAACATAATCCTTGCCCCATCCAAATTCCTTGGCAAAGAGCCAGATGGTTGCCGCCACCCCACCGGGCTGTTCTATTTTGGGTCGCCCCCTCCCCCATCCGAGACAACCTTGGATTGGTTGATTTCCTTGAAAACATCCTCCACGATCTTGACCGCCTCAATAAAATCCTCCTCCGCAAACTTGTCTGCCCAGTCTAGGACGGCTCCCCTAAACTTGTTCTTATCCCATCCCAACTCAACAAGTTTTGTTCTTGGCGTAACAAGGCAATACAAGGTTGACCAAATAAAGAACTCGGTGGAATCGCTTTCCTCCCTAATCTGATTAAGGATGATGCGATGTCCCAAGGTAAACTTGTTTAGCTTGTCGCCCTTAAACTGCCTTTCGCCCAAAGCAAAAGCCTTATCCAATCTTTTGCCTAATGCCTCATCATCTTTTACAAAATCTAAGTCGCTCATAGGTATTTGCTGATTCTCCTTTTTAGGTCTGGGCTGGCGTTCTTGCTGATTAAAAGGGTTGCCTTGCCGAAGCTCTTTTTGACCAAGGGCGTTGCGTTGTTCATTGCATCTAAAAGCCTTTCCCTGTTTTCCAGAACGGCTCGCATATAAGCCAATGGATCTTCTGGGTCTTTGATGGCTTCCCAGCCCCTCTCCCAAACATTAACAATTTTTCCTCCAAGACCATCTGCCGTATCACTAAAGAAAAAGGTTACGCTCCTTTGATTGTTTTTGTCTGCATCTTCAACAACGGAAAAAGGACGCTCTTTTCTAAACGGAATACCAAGAGTGGCTAGGACTGAAGCAAGTTTTAGATTTTTAGTAAAAAGGATTTTTTCTTGGCTCATAGGGATTTCAGAAAAGCCGTTAGGCTATTCCATCGTAGATGACTGCGCTGTAACTGACCTGCTCAAAATTGTCTGCACTTCTTGTTCGGGTGATTTCAGTCACATAAGCCGCCCCCGAAAGGCCAAATGTCTCGCCTCCGGCAACGGTAATGTCTGTTCCTACGGAATCAGAAAAAGTGGTATAAGCCCCTTCAACGGTATAGGTCACACGCTTGTTGCGAAACACCACAGAAGTTGTGTCGCCAGACCTGTTCTTTAGCTCAACAGCATCGGAGGAGTTTGCGTGGGTGATAGACTGAACGACCATCCCTGTTTGTGCGTCTCCAACGCCAAAGGCTAGGTCAGCCGAATTTCCAATAATTGTTGCTGGCATAAAATTAGGAGCTTAGAAAGGGGAACTTGGTTGCAGAAATATCAAACGAATTAAATCCATCCGATGTTTCCGTATAACTCGTGTCTGTTACATGGTAGGTTCCAGAGCAAACGGCAGTTGCGTTGGCCGCAAGAGTAAGGGATGCCCCAACGCTCCCTATTGAATCATTACAATTTCCAGATAGGCTCACATTTATCTTTTTATTAGAAAACGCAACTGCTGAAAAGGTTCCGTCATGCTTCGAAATTTCAGTTGTTTCAGCAGTTTCAGTTGAGGTAAAATTCTGAACAACAACGCCAGTTTCAACGGAAAGCCCAAAGACTACCGTGGAAAGACCAATAGAAGTTGCGGCCATAAGATATTCCTTGTTTTATGTCAAATTTTAGGGATGCCCAAGAAGTCTGCTTTTGATAATTTCCCAAGCCGCCGCCAAGACCCCAAAGACAATAGTGGATACAAGCCAAACCCTGCCCTTAACGCTGTGGGCTTCCTGTTCAATCCTATCCATCTTTGTCTTATGGTCTGTTAGAAGCTCAAGAATATAGGCTTGCCGTGTTTCCATTCTAGCAACTTTTTCTCTGATTTCTATTAGAACGCTGTGGTCGTCTGCACTCACACTTCACAATCCTCTGCGCCCTCACAGATTCTAACGCATTCAGAGCCGTCCTTATCTATAAATCTCTCTATGTAGCCCTCTAATTCCAAATAAGACAACGCCGCCATAAAATCCTCGTAGGTATATTTCATAAGCCCTTCGGCACAGGCGGGGCGACAAACTGGATGGCATCACTCATGCACTATACTGCTTGGAATAGCTCTCTGCCGCCGAGGCCATGACGAACTGCACATATTCTGCATCCGTGGCGAGCCTGTCGGCTGAATCTTCTGGCAAGGATGCGTTCCTTGCCTCACGGGCGGCGGTGATTCCAGAAAGATGAGAAGGGTCTGTGATTTCGATGGTAAATGTCATTTCGATTCCTCTTTCGTTAACTGTTCCTCAATCGCCTGTGCAATCGGCAAGGCCAAGACGGAGGCGTTCAGCCCTCCCGCTTTCACGGCTAGGTCGAGCAGTTGCATGGTGTTTTTGGCTTGTTCTTCGGTGAGGTGGATTTGTTTCATAAATTAGGCGAGAGCCACGGATTTCATCGTGCCTCCGTCATTTGCCCAGAGCTTGATCGTGCCTGTGCCGGAGTTTTTCCAGACGGAAAAGCAACCAGAGGTAATGTCGGTGGATGTAGGGTCAGAGGCCGATGTATAAAAAGAAACTTCTAAAGACCTAGCCGAACCAGTTCCAGCGTTTTGTACTAATATCCCAAACCTAGTTGTTCCTGTCGCAGTAATGGCAAGACGCTCATAGTTTGATGCGTCTGTAAATGTACGATACAGACGGAGGGTTTGATTGCTGGTTCCGTTCCGCATGGCAAGCGTGTTGCCAGTTCCGTCTCTGCGTATAAATGTGTCTGCCTGAAATGCTAAACCAGAAGAAAATGAAATTCCAAAGTTTGCATCATTTTGCAATGCCAAAAGACTTGCAGAAACTGAAAAACGCTCAGAGGAGCTTACAACGATAGCAGGAGTACCATCTCCATTTACGCCAAAACCAGCAGTAGACGTATTTCCAAGAGCAACGGAGTTGTTTGTTGCGTTGCATAAAACCCTTGTTTGCCTCTGCGTCCCCGTCCCAGCCGCCTCCGCCCCAATCTCTAGGACGTTAGTATTCCAACGAAAGAATCCCCGCTCATAGTTGCTTGCGTCCGTGAAGGTATTGTAGAGGCGGAAGGTTTGGGCGTTGGTGGAGTTGCGTTGGGCTAATGTTCCAGCGGCTCCATCACGGAGTAAAAACAAATCATGCGATGCCTGCCAATTTGAGGTTGATGACCATCTGATTCCAGATGTGCTGGATATTGATGCAAAACCATTCTGTATTCCAAAAATATTACTTCCAGATGATTGATACATTCCAGCATTGAATTCAGTTGCACCCCCGCCAAAAAATGCCTCACCATTTGCCCTGACGTAAAATCTGCTCGATCCACCAGCCTGCAAATCAATTAGCCTTGAATCAAAATTACTTGCTGTGTTAGTTATATTTATTAACAGTGCTTTCGGTGTTCCTGTCGTATTCCATGTTCCTGATAAACTTACAAGATTAGTTGAGTTTGTTCCAGTAACAGAATATGATGTCGATGTAAGTCCCGATGTATTTGCAGGTGGAGCAAAAGACAGCGTAGTAAACGCCCCCGTGTTCGGCGTGGTGGAACCGATGGCCGGAGGACTGGCCAGATCCACGCTCCCGCCACCGCCGAAGAAGCCCATGGCCTACCCTTCTAGGATCGAGAAGTTCGATCCTGTGGTGGACGACAGCCACCATACCCCGCCGGTCGGGCAAAACGCATCGAAGGTCAGTCCGGCCCCTGCGGTCAGCTGGATGCCTTGGGTGGTAGTGGGGGCAAAGCCAATCCCGATCGTCACGGTGCTGGTGGCGATGTTTTGGACAAGGAGGAATTTGCGGGAAGTGTTAGTGACCGCACTGGTCAAGGTGGCCAGATTGGCAGTGACTACTGAGCCGAAGCGGGTGGTTAGTGCGCCGGACGGCATGGCTCCCACGGTGACGGTTCCCGAAACTGGCAAAGCGTTGCTTGTGCTAATTTCATTGTAATTTGCAAATCCGTTTTGAGAGAAAAAGGGAAGGACTCTAATTGCATCCGTTGACGCGCTATTTCCTTTAAATACAGATCCGCCAATCGGCCCGACAATCGCCCCAACCGTGACAGAGTTAGTTACATTCGCCGTGACCGTGCCGGAGATTGGCAAAGTGCCACCAACCGATGCGGCTCCGTTAATTGTTACATTGGGAGCTGTATCATCCAGAACTGCAAAAAGGTTAGGGTATCCGCCTCCGATAATGTCTGAAGGATTTCCCAAATTTGCCGTGACCGTTCCAGCCACGGTCTGGCTGGCCGGGAAGTTGGAGATGGATACAACGCTTCCACTTACTGCACCACGCATATCTGTAATGGCTTGAGAGCCTAAAGATACAACCGTATGGGCTGGGATATGTTGCCCCCCTGTCAGAATGGTTGAAAGGGTAGTTGCTGACTGGTTGCCGTCTAAAATTGGAAGAGCCATTTTCTAGGTTCCTTTGTTAAATTGTGGCAATGTAAAAACTATTAAGCTGGTCGCTAAAGTCATAGTTTCTCAGGCCATCTTCGTCCTCTTGCGGGGTTGCAAAGATATTGAGAGTCAATCCCCTCTGCCAAGCCCTTTTGTCTGTTCTTATGGTTGGGGCTTGGCTCGTTATCCTAGCCATATACACCTTTGTGTTGATGATTCTGTTTTGAATCTTGGCGGCTAGGGTTGGGGTTTCCTCGTATAGAGACTCAAAGATTTGGCAGTATTCAGAATCAAAATTTTCTTGGGTGGTCTTGGAGGCCGTATCGCTATAATTGACTGCCACAGTTAGGTCATATAGCCCTGTATAGTTTCCCAAAAGCTGTCCATTGATAGTTGCCGAAATAGTCACATAAGGGAATAGCCTTTTGCCTGTCCTATTCGTTGTATAGGCATTGAGGCCAGAATAGTCCGCAATAAGCCTTGCCAACGCATCTTCAACCTCAAATGGGGTGGATTGATTCATTGCTTATAGGTGGCGTTTATGTCTAGCGTAATGGTTTTGGCCCAAGTCCTATTTGTTGCTATCACTTGGGGGCTTTCCCCGGTGACTTTGGCAACAAAGATTTTGCAACTGGTCACATTGGTCATGTAGGAAGCTAAGTCTGGGTCTCTGTAAAGCTCTGCCATTATGCTTTGGAATTTTTGATCGAATAGTTGCTTTGTGTTGCCATCAGCCCTCGCCGTGTAGGTAATGGTCGCAGGGACGCTAAAAACCCCTGTAAATGGCCCCAGAAGCTCCGCACCTATCTGGGCTTGGGCAACTAGGCTTGGGAGCGTTCTTGGCGATCCTCGTTCGCTTGTGTAGGGATTAACGCCAGTTATGCCAGAAACGGCATTAAGAAGCCCATTTTCGACCTCTCTCTCGATTGAGGCCATCGCTTTAGGTGGTTATGTCGGCAAGGTCGATTGTGTAGGAAATGCCATCTGGAGACAGGCTAAAGCCCGCAATCATCCTCTCATTGCCACCTAGAGTGACCAAGCCGCCGATTGATGGGGCTGAAATTACTCCGGCGCAAACCACTAGACTTTGTGTGATCCTAAAAACCTCGCCTCCTACATCCAACTCCGATGAAGTCGCCAAGTCTGTGACAGAGGCAGATACAGCGTTTGTGGCAAGCCCTGTCACGCTTGTCCAAAGGTCGTTAATGACATAAGACAAGTCGTTGCCAAAATAGGAAGTAGAAATAGCCCCGCCCACAAAACCACCTCTTATGTCAATCCATCCTTATAAGCCCCTCAAACAATGGAACATTGTCTGATTCAAACTCTCCTTTTTGCCCCCAAAATTTGCTTTCCTTTCCCCGCCTTACCGTAGAGGCCAAAATGATAGGAGATGAGTTAATCGCCCAGAATTGGTCTGCGTCCCTTATAGCCTTAGCCATTTGCTCAACGCTTGGAGCCGTATAGGTAGCAAGCCCCTCAATGCGGATATCTCTTGGACAAAGAACAATGATATTATCTTTACCCAATTCCTTTGCCGCCTCTTGAATGATTTTAAGTGGGCTATGCTGTGTGTTTTGAGAAATTCCAAAAGGGGCAATCAGATGATACTTTTCTGGAAGTCCTTCCGCTTTTTCTTCCCCAAGCCTGTCCAGAATAATGTTTGTTTTGTCTGCGTCTTTGATCCTTGGGTCTGAATAAACAAAATCAGTCCAAGTCTTTCTGCTCTTTCTGTAATCAATATATTTATTAGGCCATACCTCAAGATCAATAATATCTGCATTGAATGGGATTGCGCCCATTGGCTTCGCATAGGATACCAAATCAAACACGCCATGATATTGTTCGAGGCAATCAAATAAAACCTCATGCCCTTGGTCGGCTAGATATTTACAGGCGGGGAGGCATCGGAGAACATCCCCAAGCCTTTGTTGGTATTTTATAACTTTAGGTTGCATCATCAACAACGCTCCTGTCTTGGACATGGGCAAAATATCTATTGATCCTAACAGGGCCATGGGTCTTTTGTAATTCCTCCCAAGATTTTAAAAGCCCTGCATAGCCATAAAAATCTTCTTTAAATTGAACTTGGCTTTTTGTCGAATAGGCAAAGTGGTCAAACACTAGCCCCATCTCCTCTGTGATTCCCCTTGGGATTCTGATTGGCTGATGATTTAAAATGGGCGGCTCATGGCTGGTAAACTCAATGCCTTCCCCCCATTTCCATGCCCTATACCATTCGTAAGGATAAGCCCCAAGGCCAGAGCGTGAAACCACAACCTTTTTTCCTATATGATAGTGGCAAAAAAATTGTGCCGTGGTTCCGGGTGTTCGGTCAATCAAAAGCCTGTAAACATCTTCCATCTGTTTTTCTGTCCAAAATTCATCAGCGTCTTGCTCCATCACTACACCGCAATCCACGCCCTCAAGAGCCTTGTTTACCATCTCGATCTTCCCATTGAAGGGCTTATTTTGAGAATATATTTTGACCTTATCATGCTTTAAATTTTGCAAATATTCGTGCGTTCCATCTGTGGATCGAAATTCTTTATGCCATTTGTCTGGAACTTGCTTGCACCATCTAGTGCAGTTGATCGGGTTGCTTACTCCCTCCACAATCCTCCATTGCCAAGGGATAGTTAGCTTTTGATAAATTTCTAGCTTTTTGCTTATGAATGGCTCGCCATTTAAGACGATGGTGAAGATGGTCAACATACTTTTATCCAGCATTGGCCATAAAGCCCAAACCCATGCAAAAGCTCATTCACAGCTTTCATTACCTCTTGGAATGTTGAGTTATAATCATGCCCAGCCAATATCCCGCCAACCCTAATTTTGGGTAGCCAGTTTTGAATGTCTTGCTTTACTGCCTCATAAGAATGATCGGCATCTATAAAAACACCATCCAAGGAGCCATCTTCAAACAATTTTGATGCCTCGTTGGTTGTCATTCTGTGGGCATGATAAAGGCCATTGAGGGGAGCCATGTTTGAAATAAACTTTTCATACAAGCCATGCGTTATGCTTTCCGTATGCTCTTGTGATCCTTTCCAAGTGTCCACAATATGAACTTGGATGTCTTTGCTTTTGTTTTTTGCCTCGACAACTAGGAAGGCTGAACTTCTACCTTTCCAAGCCCCAAGCTCAACGATGGCTCCATTGTCCCTGCAATTTTGAACCATGGTCTTATAGACATAGGGGTCGGTAAACCAATTTTCTTCGAAGCATTCCCTTTCATAAATATGCTCGATCATTTTCTAAAGATGGCACTTCCATTCCTCCAAGATTGCTCCTCCCATAAAAGATCATGCCCCGATGTTTTGAGCCATTGATAATTACCATAGTTCTTGATGTCGTTTGTATCGTCTAGGGCGATGATTCCGCCTTCTCTAACCTTGGGAAACCAAACCATAAAATCAGCACGACCAGAAAATGCCCCTCCATCTAATAACAGAAAGTCGGCCTCATCTTTAATAGTTGGATGCCCCCAAGTATAATTTTTAGAAACCCTGAAATCTTCTTTGTGCCATTCAATAATCTGCTCAAGGGGATATTGGTTTAAGTTGGTTCTTGTCGTTCTATAAAAATCTTCGACATCTTTTAGGATCATCCAAAGCATCGGATTACTTGAAAGCCAATTAACCGCAATTCCTCCCTGCCTTGAGTCTAGGTTATATTTATGCCTTGCTATTCTGTCTGGGTGAATCTCAAAACTAAATAGCTCCCTTGTTTTAATACATTGGGTGGAGCCATCCCCTGTTCCGCCACCTATCTCGACCCCAAGGGAAAGCCTCTCGCTGTATTTTGCTAGGGCTTGGCCGAATGGGTCTTGAAGGGTTATTTCTTGCATTTTGATTTTACTGAATTTTTGATGGCCTCAACAATCACATAATTGATGACTGCCTCTTTGTCTTTGGCAAGCAATTCCATTCCAATTTCATAGAGCTCTTTCCCCGCCTTTTCATCATACTCAATATCAACAAGCACATATTTTGTTTTGTCTGGGCGGGATTTGCCAAACTTAATTATACCAAGACCCTTGGTATCCTCGCCTTTTTTGGCTGGCCTAATTCCAATTTGCGGCTTTTCTTTTCTCATAAATGGCTTTGCCCTTCTCATAAAATTCCGGCTTGTTGTGATGTTTGATTAGATCATCTGGCTTTCCGCCTGTAAATAGAGGATTTTCATGCTTGAATTGAATATGTTTGCCTTCAATCACAACTCTATCACCATAAGCTCTTTCTGTAAATTCGTTATCGGAATAAATACCATCGCTTTCCTGATAATCGGGGTGAAACATATATCCGCCCTGCCTTTCGAGCCTCTTTTGCGTCATAATCGCCATACAAAGGAGTTTGTCGGTGCGAAGCCCATCAGATATTGCCAAGACTTTCTCCTCGTTTGTAGCCCCAATAGCGGTCGAAATTAGGGTATCCCAATGCCTCGGCGGGCTCCAGTCGTCCGACATTTGGATCAGAATGTCCCCTTTGGCTTGTTTTGCTCCATAGTTCCAAGCGTTCACGATTCCGCCGGGATTGCATCGGATGGCTTGATGGGGAGTGTAGTCTTGGGGATCATCGTGATCGACAACAAAAATCCACTCAATCTCAAGAGGGTTTTTTGCCAGCATCAGCCACTGTTGCCTCCTTTGCCAAGCGATCTGCGGCCTTCCTTTGGTTGCGTGAATGATTGAGATTTTAGGGGCTGGCCTTGACTTCTTGATTTTTTCGGCTTCCTCTTTTTTCCCAACACAAACAGAGGCAGTTTCATAAATGTCCAAAGATTGCCATTGATAAATAGCTTCGACTAAATTCCAGTAATGGGCAGTTGGCCTTGGTAAACTCATCGCCGCCCTTGCCGCTCCCCAGACCTTTGCCCATTGTCCCCTTGCGGAATATTCAACCGCCATCCAATAGTGGGCTTCCCTTCGATCCGGCTGAATGGCGATAGCTTCCCCAAGATATTTTAGCTTCTCCTCGCCTGTCGGGGCGCATCTTCCCATGTTGCAAAGAACATCGTATCGAAGCGTGTCCTCTAGCTCTGAAAATTGAATTGCCAACTTGCCATACTTCAAACAATCTGCCCAATTTTGGGTTAGAAAATGTTCTTGCTGGGTATAATAAAGTGCGTTAGGGGTTGGCTCTAGGGTATCTTTGAGGATGGCGAAGTTTCTGTCGGCGGAGGTCTTTTTATAGCCCTTTGGCTTGTGAACCCTTACAACTTTATCTATCCCAAAAATCCTTGAATTGTCCTCGGCTACAAGCATTTCGTGAACCCGATTCTTCCACCTGCATTTCCCCTTTAGGCTAACCATCTCTCTTAGTGGGATAAGCCCAGCGTTCTCCACCCAATATCTAAAAGCTATAAGTTGCGCTCCCCTTTCCTCTGCGGTGCTTATTGCCTCATCAATAACTCCCCCCACCCCCGGTTGCATCTCATCATCGGCATCCACCCACATTGCCCACTTCTCGGAACAAGCATCCAAGGCTGTATTCCTTGCGGCGGCAAAGTCATCTATATGAGGCCAATCCGTTCTTTGATTCTTATAATGAACAACTCTAGCACCGTGAGCCAGTGCAACTTTTTCCTCCTCGGCTGTCGGATTGCTCCCCCCAGCCAAGCAAACAACAAACTCCTTCGCAATGGGCTTGAAGGAGCTAAGGCATCTTTCGAGATATTCGGCTTCATTGCCGCCACAAATAAGGTAAACAGACAGAGGATTTCTCATAAAGGATTTCAAGAGGGGATTTATGTCAATTCATAAAAGAAAGAGGGGCTAGAGTTTTTTAGGCTCTAGCCCCTCCAAGGAACCACACAATCTATTCTTTAGGCGAAGCTGGTGGTGATACGCACACCCGCATTCGCATCAATCAGCTTCTCAGCCGTGTTCATGCGAACCCGAAGCACATTGCTCCGGCGAGCCTCATCACGATAGCTCTCGGAGACGAAGCCTCCGGGGGCATCAACCGACCAGACCAAGGTGCGCCCAATTCCACCAGCGGTGAACTGGCCGCTCTGCACATTGGCAACGGTGATGTAGCTGTTGGAGAACACAAACCCACCAGAGTAGGCTTTGTTCTTGTTGGCCGAGTTGATCGCCGCGCGACCAACGAGAACCTTCTGAACGCCAAGAGCCGCCGCGATTTCAGCCTCGGAGAGCAAGCGACCGCCAGTATCGGAGATAACCCCGAAGAACTGATTCTGGAGCTTGGTAGTCCGGCGGATACGCTCGAACACAGGGGCGGACATGATAACCGTATTGGCCTCATACCCTAACTTGTTGAGTTCGGTGCGGGCATTCGCCACATCGCCAGCCACATCAATATTGCCAAGGTTCGCATTGGTATATGCGGAGATGGCGGATTGGTCGGAGGTGGTGAAGGGGGTAGTGCCAGCATTAACGATGTCGTTCACACGCTTCTCATGGCCGAGCTTGATTTGGCGGAGGAGGAAGCGGGCAGACGAGGCTTCGAGATCAAAAAAGCGATCAGCATCAGCGCGGAAGCTGTCATCAATTAGCTCTTCGAGGCCAAACTCGACCGTGTCGTAGGTATCAGTCCCAAAAGCACGGATGGCACGAGCGTAGCCCGAACCAGCGTCACGCGCCTTGGAATCGTTGTTGAGGAGGTCGGCCTGTGCCAACTGAACCTTGAGATACTGACCGCTTTTGGCGGGAACAGGCAGAAGGGGGAAAATTTCCGCACCGATCAGCCCGGTATCGCCATTGGGGGCTTCCACCAACGCTTGGTTGATGTCTGCCCGAATCGTTGTTCCACCAGAGATATAGCTCATTTTCTTATTCTTTCTTTGTTTGGGTTAATCCTTAGAACATCGGAACGGCGATTTCGATGACAGCCGAGGTGGCGGTGGCCGCTTCGAGAGCGACACCAGCCGTAACCAGATTAGCCGCCAGCGTGGTCACTTGACCAGCCGCATCAAATTTCACAACATCACCGACCGCCGCCGTGCCGGACACGGTTGCGAAGAAGGTGGGGTGGAACAGCTTCACGGTCACATAACCGCCAGCCGCTCCGTCATCAATGGTGGCTCCGATGGCCTTGGTCGACCCAGTCACAGCCACATCAATCCCGCCAGCCGTCACCGTGGAGGGCTGAACAAGGCGATAAGCCGAGATAGCGGACGATGTGCTGAACGTCCGAAAATTATTATCAATATTGGTGCTCATTCTATTTTATCCTTTGTTAGATTTTGCTGATGCCACGGCCAAGAGCCTCGGCATATTCTTTGGGGTTGGAGAGCATGACGGCTTTCATGGCCTTCAGCTTTGAAGTTCCGTAGTCGGCATGAGCCGCCACAAGAGCCTCAAAATTTTTCGGCTCATCCTTCTTGGGAGCCTCTTCGATCACCGGGGAAGCGGGGACAGGCTTGATGCCGAACTCGGTGAGAACCTTTTTCACAACCTCGGACATCTCCTCGGTCTTGGGCTCTTCCTTTTTCGCCATTTCCTCTTTCGGCTCAACCTCGACTTCAATCTTGGGAACCGAATCCTCTTTTTTCTCTTCTTTGGGAGACATGGCCTCTTCCAGTTTGGCGAGGCGCACCTTGATATCTTCCACTTCCTTACCGTAATCTTTGTTTTCCATTGTGTTCTCTCCTTTTGTCAAACCCTCGCCCTCAACTTGGGTTTCGGGCAGATCGGTGGGAATCGGCTTGCCGCCAACCATATATCCCATTTTGATTGTTTCGCCAGAGCATTTGGTCTGGGTTTCGGCAAATTTCTGCATAAACTTAACCATTTCCTCGAAAAGTCCATTGGTTGCCGCAGGGCTTGAAACTAGGTCGGCGGAAGCGATGGATTGGGGTCGGATATAGTCCTTGCCGTTGATGGTCTCGGACTCATTCACAAAAGCCAAGGAAACGCCGAACTGGTCGGGAGCTTCTGCGGCCATCTCTTTGATGAGGCCGTAGTGCGGGGAGTTGCGAAGGAGGCGGAGGTCGGCAACCAGCTTATCGCCTTCGATGCGGGGATTCCTTGCGAAGCCTACAACGGCATCCAATCCGCTTCCATGATTTAACTTTGTTTTAACGCCATTCTTTGCGGCCTTCATAATGCCAAGAGCCATCTCTAGGCTTTTCTTATCTACGAATAGGTCATGCCCCTTGGCCTCTCCCACCTCTAGGATCGAGACCCCGCCCAACTCTAGCTCTGCCATTTCCTCATCCTCATCACGATATGTGCGATAGGCAACCGCCGCCCTCTGTGTTTCATCGGGAAAATCGCTGATGGCTTGGTCGTTGCCCATAAAGCGTGAAACAAAGTCCTGTTCCGATTCGTCTCCTCTAGGAGTGGGTAGGGGCATAGAATCTTTTTTTATGTCAAAGAAGATCGCCGTCTGCCTTGCGGTAGGACTCTTTTACCTCTCCACCGCCAGCCATCTTTAGAAACTTGTTCACCCTAGCCATCGCCCAAGCGTTGCGTGAGTTGGGCTTACCCCCGGTAATCGTTGGCCTAAAGCTAGTGGAGAACGCACCCGCCCCCCTGCGAAACACTTTCTTTAATGCTCCAAGGGTGGGGGCTTTCCTTGTGGGGTGCTTGTCCTTGAACTCGGCAATCTTGTTCTTCAATGCTTCCTCGTTCTCGGCTGAAATCTCTATGTCGCCAGCTTTGCTTCTGGTGGATGCTGTTCCTTCTGGGTTCTCCTTGGAGCCTTTGATTCGCTCCTTGGGAGGTGCGGGAGTTTGTGCCGCAGACTTGGGGCCGGGTCGGGCTAGTTCCTTTGCCTTCTCATCAGTCATTGGGCCACCCACAATCCAAGCGTCACAAGTTCTTTTGGCCGCACATTTAAAATCAAAAATCTCGCAGTAACCTAGATTGCCACCAATAGCGACTTCATTTGCATCCTCGCCGATGCCCTTCTTAATACACCCAAGAACTTTAGTCCTTTGGTCGAAGGCCGCACAATTACCGCAAAGCATCTTTTTGGCCGTGGCTACATCGCCTTGGAACTCGTCTGCCTTGGCTTTCCAATAATCCTCATTAGGTTCATTAGGGTTGGCTGGGCCGTAGTTCGCATCATCAACCGCTGTCTTCCTATTGGCTAGATTGGTTTTGATGTCTTGAGTTGCGATTGGGCAAGAGGCTGGTTCTGCTAGTTCTTTCTTGTCCCTTGCCTCCATCTGCCCAACCACTTTCCTTGCCCAAGCATAACCAGCATCACCACCCCATCCATTCCACGCTTGCCATCCCTTGCCCTGTTCGTCCCAAGTTGCACCTTTCTTGTCGACTTCATGGCGATCAAAGAAGGCTTTCATTCTGCGGACGGTATCTGGGGAGAGGTTCACACCATTCATTAAATCCCTTGCTCTGGAGATGCCGACCGGGGTCATTCCCCTTTGGCTTGCTGGCTTGCCTTCCCTCACATCCAAAGCTCTCTTAGCCGCATCCCTAGCTCCTTGTGGTGGTGTGAAGTCTATTCCGTCATATTTTCCCAACTCAATCCCGCCCATCATCCCTTGAATCAGCATCTTAATAGATGCGGGGTCTAGCTTTGCTAATACCTCTTCAGTATCTTTTTTTTTAACTTCTAAATTTTCCGAAGAAGGCTCAATCGGTTCATCTGGTTCTGGCGCATTGTCTGGTTCCTCGCCATCGTCTTGTTCGCCCTCATCGGGTTTCGGTGCTGGTTGTGGCTTTGGTGCTGGGGCGGCTGGGGCTGGTTTTTCTGGCGGAACGACATCGCTGATTGTCTCTGGGGGAACGCCATATTCTTTAGCCAAGTCTTGAATTGCCTTGGCCTCGATTGCCCTTTGACGCATCGAAGCCTCCCAATCGGCTCCACGCTCTGCGTAGATGTCGGAGCCTGTGCGAAGTCCGCTCTTAAACTCTGCAATTGCACTTGCCGATTCCCGCCCAAGGTCGATTGAAACATTCGCCCCAAAATTAAAAATGCCTCTAGTGGTTTTCCCACCCTCGTTTGTTTGAATCATTCCCCTTGCAACTGCGTCCGCAATCACAATGTTTTTAATTGGGCGAAGCACCTTGTCGTTCAAAAGATTCTGGTAACGCTTGAAGGTGCGCCCCGCTTGTTGCATTTCTAGGCGGGCAGTTGGGCCGGACATGGCGGAAGGATCAACCGCAAAGGAATATGGGATTCCAAGTCCAAGACAGATATTCCGCATTAGAACTTTGTGAAATTCGATAAACGCTCCGCTAGGACGACTTGGGCCGTTGGGGAAAATAATATCCTCGCCCGGCTCTAGGTAGGAAATTTTGCCCGACTCAATCGTTTCTAGCTTGATCTGATTCCCACTGATGTCCTCTTCGGTTGAAAGTGTGGAAAGGTCAGCGGCATTGTTGTTGTTGCGCTTTACGATCCCGCTCTGGGAGCTTGCAACCTTGGCCGCCATCTTTTCAAAGCTGGTAAGTTCGTGAATGTCGGTTGCGTCATTGATAGCTGTGTGAAAGGCCGAAACGCCACGATATTGGTCGATGCGTAGCGGGTCGAAAAGGTGGAAGGCTTGGCTTGAGGGAATGGTGATTTGGTAGCTGTAAAAATCCCCGATGCTTCGGTTGTAAATATCGTAAGCCGTGGGTGCACCTGTGTTGCGATCGATATGGATTCCGCCGATAAGCTCTAGGCTTGTATAGACTTTGAATGGGTCGCCCAATCTGTCGGCCTCAATGCCTTGGATTTTTAGATCGCCATTGGAATCACGAACCAAAACAAAAAGGAAGTCACCATCCCGCAACATGGACATAACCGCCACTTGCATAAGGGTTGATCCTGTGTGCCTTGTGGAGATATCGCACTTGTCCCACCATTCGTTCCAATAGGCTTCGACATCGGTGTTTACTTGGGGATTCTGTGTTCTTGATTGGTAGCTGATTGTTCCCGCAACATGACCTGCAAACTTCAAAAGGATAGAGCGAACCAAGCCTACATTTTCGGCCAAGTCCCTTGCCCGCTTCATCAACTCTACACGATCATAGTTGGAGCGATAATCTTCAGCCCCAGAAAGTGAGCTTGGCCCCTTGCGTTCCCGGCTGTATTTTACGGCATCATATTCAAAGTTCTTGAGCTTCTGGCGGGCAAGAAGGCGATCCACCGCTCCCTGCGGATTGACGAAGGCAATAGCCTTGTCGATCAGATTCAATTCGGCCTTTTTCTTCATGGCCCGAATTTAGCGTAAGTCGTCAGCACCCTAGAACCATCTGCCAGCTTGATGGCATAAGTCAATTCTTCAATCGTGTCTCTGACTTCTCCAAGATTGGCTCGGCTAAAAGACCTTCCCCCGATTGAATAAGACGCTCCGGCTACCGCAATCGCTTCTAGGCACTCAAGATACTTTGTGCGGAGACTCGTTAGGGTAGCTATGGGAAGCCCGACAAATGAACCCCTAGCCATAAAAATCCCCACTTATGTCAAAATTACTCAACGATTTCCTCTTGGTTAAGATCACTAGCTGTGACTTTTAACTTGCCATGCAAGGCCGCCCCAACAATGTTCATGCACTCGGCATCCATTAAGTGATTGTTTTTGCCGACTTGCTTCCAAACCATGCGCTCCCTGCCTGTAAGTGGGTTCTTTACCCTTACCTTGGCCTCTGCGTTGATATGCTCAAAATAGACTAGAGGGGTGTCCTCGGCTACCCATCCATCTGTTTTTAGGAAGTTTGCCAAGATGTCTTTGATGGCCGGGTTCGACCAACGCCACACAGGGCAAAGCTTCCATTTCCAGCCATCCTTGGACATGGTTTGCTTCCCGCTGAAGGGGTCTCCATTGGCTATTCTGGCGTATGGGCGTTGAACCTTGGCATTACCCACAATCTCGGAGAAGCTGGCTTTGTCGGAGCCAACAAGCGCAATCCAGCCGTTCTTACAACAATTCAAATAAACATCCCTAGTTTGATCCCCAGAATCACAAAAGACGGCGGCGGCTTTAACTGAAAACTCCTCGGCCTTGGCTTGGATGTCGCCCCAAGTTTCAAGCCTCCCCGCCCATACAAGCCTAGATTTTCCTTCTGTATCCCAAGCCCTAATAATAGCCCAAGCGTGGAAGCCCCCTGCCTCTTGGATGTCGCAACTCATTACAGGGAACTCGCCCATGCGAATCTCGCCCATCTTGTAGGCTCCGGGCTTTATCTCTACACGCTCTGTTTCGTGTTCTAACCAAGGCTCGGCCAAGATGCGGTTTACAAAATCCTGCAAGCCCAAGATTCCATTTTTATCTTGTAGCCATTTCACCGCCAGAGAGCCGAAAGTCACCCAAGGAGCGTATAGTCCATTAAGGTGGTAGCTCCTCCGCCCCGGCTCCCCTTTGGGGTTTGTGGCAATCCATTCCCCATCCCGAAGCATTTTTGTTTTTTGTCCGTCCCGAATTTGCCCATTGCACTCTACGCACTCATAAAAGGCTGATGATTTTACCAGCCCAAAATCCCATTCTGTGTCGCTTAGTTTTGCGGCCTTGTCCCATTTCACCTGTTCCCAAAGTAGCTTCTGCTTGTGTCCGCAATGGGGGCAGGGAACAAAATAGAACCGCATATCCCCCTTGAGCCATTCCGCCCATATAATTGAGTCTGCGGTTGTGGGGGTGCTGGTTGAGATGATTAGGTGGTTTGGATAGGTCGCAACTCTGGCCTCTGCCAACTGCAATGCCCCGGCCTCTTTCGATGAGGAGCCATCGGAAAATTTATCAACTTCGTCCAAGCAGAGAAGCGAAATACTGCGAGATGCAAGACTACTGGGCGAGTTCGACCCGGTGAACCACAAAGAGGATCGGCGAAAATGCTGTTCCAAAATCTTAATTTTATCCGTATCAATCGGCTTCTCTTTTGCTAGGGCGGGACAATCATCCACAAGGGGAAGCCATCGGGTTTCTGAAAAAGACCTTGCCAGCATTTCGCTAGGCATAACCCACAAGGCTGGGCATGGTTCTTCGGCTATTTTGTAAGCCAATCCCGCAAGGATCGTGGTTGTCTTGGATGTCTGCGCTCCCCAAACTAAAGTGACTCGCCGAATCGAATCATTTCCGAATGCCTCTAGCGGCTCTTTTACATAGGGAGTTAGAGTTGTTGAGTAAGGGCCGGGTATGTTTGTGACCCTAGCCGATAGGGTTAGATTGGCCTCACACCATTCTGGAATGGAAAGTTTTTTCCTTGGTATAAACAAGGATTTGATTCGTTCCTCTGTTTTCATTCATCTTAAAAGCATATAGCCCTTGGCATAGGCTTCCATTGGGTTTTTATGAATCCAATCATGGCAAGCCATACAGATTGCCATAAAATATTCCTTTTCATTTAGCCTTGCCCCAAATCGCCCTCGCTTATGGTGAATCTGCGTTGCTTTCTTTCCGCAAATTTCGCAAGCTGGGTTCTGCTCCAAATACCATTCCCGAAGCCAAGTGTAGGCGCGGTTTTCCCTTGCTCTTTTCTTGGAGACTGGCCGAAGCCTTCCACCCCTTTTCAATGGGGTTTTTCTTTTAAGTGGGGAGCGTTTCATTCGCTTAAAGAAAGAATCACACAGCACAACGCAAAGAAGCCAAGAAAAATCACAAGGGGATCATTCATTTGAATTGAGACATATAAAGATTTTTGATTTTTCTTTTTATGGTTCTAGGCAAGGTTATTTTTTTGTCGCTTTCGTGTCCATAAATTGCGCCAATGGCCTCTTTCAATCCTTCATATGCGGTCTTGCTTTCGAGAAGAATTAAAAGAATTCTGGCCTCCTTTGGCGTTAGATTCATTTGAAAGCCCCTTCTGCCTTTTGAATGGCTAAGAAGATTTGATTCACTCCGTCCTCGATAGCTTGCTTGGCGCACTCCGGGTCGCTTGGGTTTGCCCTTGAACAGATACTTGCTGGCATTGCATCCAATAATGCACGAATGCCCCCAAGGTATTTCGTGAAAGTTTCTTGAACTTCGTCAGTCGAAAGTGTTTGTCGAAGGTGAGCTTGTTCTTCATTGTGATCTATCTCGGCTTGCCTAACAACTTTTTGCGCTCGCTCGTAAGCATGAATGGCGGCTCTTGTAGCAATCGGGTTTGATTCCTTCGCCGCTCGCACCATAAGCCTAAATGCCGCAACCTCCATCCGTTGCGCCCGAAGGAGCCGACCAAGCGTGTTAAGAGCGGACAAGTCCTCATCAGAAATACTTTGAGATTCTGGTTCTTCTGATTCTGGTTTTAGCGGGGGCGGGGTTCTTGCGATGGCTTGTTGGTTTTCCATCCTCCACCTCATCGCATCGGCCTCCGAGGTCAATGGCATCCCCCTCGCCACCATCTTTGAGATTTGGCCTTTCGACATTCCCCACTTTTCCACAAGCTCTGTTTGTCTTATCATTTATCATAGCGGTCGCCCGCAAGCCTCACATTTTTCACCGCTGTCTCCAAGCTCTTTTTCGTCTGGTTTTGTCTGCTCCATGAGTTCGCCCAATTCATCAGCCCCAAAGCCTGTGATATCCAAGTCGATTTCGCCTGTATCGAGTTCTTCGATTAAGTCTTTGAGGGCTGGCAAGTCGAACTCTCCACTTAATTTGTTTAGGGCGATATTGGCCGCTTTTTCTTGTGTCTCATCCAGCCAAACTGCCCAAACCTCAACCTCCTCTTTTTGAAGTGCTGAATAGCACTTTAGCCTTTGATGGCCTCCAACAATGCTCCCGGTCTTTGCGTTCCAAGTGATCGGCTGAAGATTTCCAAGCTCGCTTAAACTTTTCGTGAGCCTTCCCAGCGCATCGGAAGAAATTTTTCTTGGATTGTATGAAGCTGGCTGAAGCTCGCTGATTTTTTTTGTTATGAGGCGAGGATATTTTTCGTTCATTGGATTTTTATTTTCTTGACTTCTCGTAACTTTGTTTCCCTGAGCATTTTACAGGAAACTCGCACAAAAAAATTGCGGTCGGAACCTGTTTTGGGGCATTTTTACGCATAGAAGTCTTCTAGTCAGCTTGCGTAAGTCGTTAATAGCCTTTTCACGCTTTTCTTGTGTTTTCATGCCTAAGTCGCATACCCACTTTTAGAGTTTGCCGCCTGCTTCAACCCAAGCCTCGACAATGGGCTTGGCCTCACGCACGAACTCAGAACGTTGTGCCTCGCTCCATTGTTGGGGGCTTTTGCGTGCGAGCCATTGCGCCGCTTTGATTGGGTAGGTAAGCCAATGGGCTTCGGGTCTTGGCTCGCTGGTGCTGGTGATGGGGTCGGGTAGGATGCCAGCCCATAATGCGAGTTGCTTAAGCTGGCCGGGTTCTGGGTTGGTCAGGGATGGCCTTGCTTTTGCTACCCGCTCAAGCCGCCTACCCTCCTCACCGTTTAAGCCAGCCACCTCTAGAATGCCGTCCACATCCAATCCCTCTGTGCGTGCGGATAGGATGATGTCCCCAGCGTCAGCGGCTAGGCTGATGGTCTCGGCCATGCTCTTAACGGCCTCTTCCCGCTGTTCCTGTAAAAACCTCACCGTTTTCTTAAGCTCCATGCCGATGCTTTTTTCGTTGTTATCTAGGGTAGCTAGTGCCTTGCTCATTTTGGGATTTCTCCTTGGTTATGCCTCGGCTTCGACAAGCTCCTCGGCCTGTTCGTGTTCCTCGGCGGGTGGTTCGATCTCTTGAAAACGCCATTCTGCGAAGCCTCTTTCCGGGTGAGGCGGAACGGATGAGCATGGGTTTTGCATCCCTTCTAAATAAACAACGATCTCGCCGTGTTCGCCTGTGCTTGAAAGCCCGACCCCCATGTCCCTTACCTTATAGACCCTATCTTTTATTGGTAGGCAGTTATAGAACAGGAGCAGTTCGGGCGGGAACCGATCATCCACGCAGACAACTTTTGAGCCTGTTCTCACCGTTTTTTGCCTCGCCTTTTTAAGCCTTTTTGCCATGCGTCCTTGTTCCATTTCGGACATTCCTTCCGCCGCCTTTCATGCACCCTCAAGGCTCGCTCTTTATAGATTTGCCTGACTCGCTCGCTCCGTTGAACTCTTAAGACAAGCCCTGTCCTTTGAGTTAGCTCCGATAGCCGTGCAGATAGGGCGGCTCTTGTGTATGGGCGGTTTGTGTTTGGGTTAAGGTAGCGTTTGGCAATGCTC